CCGGCCGTACAAGTGGGTACAGTTACAATAGTTACAACGTAGGAGCAATCATGGCCAAGCACGATGATATTAAAGAAGATAAAAAGCTGATTAAAAAAGCTTTTTCGATGCATGACAAACAAGAGCACCCCGGCAAGCACACTAACTTGTCCAAGCTCAAAAAAGGCGGCCCAACCGGTAAAGACATGCGCGCAGTAGGTCGTAACATGGCGCGCGCTAAAAACCAAAGAGGTGGATAATGGCTAAAGGTAAAAACAATCGGCCTGCATCTGAGTATGCAAAGCCCCACACAATGGACGGCAAACCTGTCGGCCCCGAAGCAGCTTTCACCGAACCTGAGTTTCAAAAGAAAAAGAACTGGGTTCCGTTGATGGGCGTGTCTATTACGATGGACGACCGTGTTGAAACAGACGGCGTGAAAATCCGTGGTACTGGTGCAGCTACTAAAGGCTTGATGGCCAGAGGCCCAATGGCATGAACTACGCCCAGCTTTCTCAATCAATTCAAGACTATACGCAGAACTACGAAACCACTTTCGTACAGTATATTCCCACGTTCATTGAGCAGGCTGAGCAGCGGATCTACAACACGATCCAGTTTCCGTCCATCCGAAAGAATGTAACGGGAGCCATTACACAATATAACCAATACTTATCAGCGCCAAATGATTTTTTGGCGGTGTATTCTTTGGCCATTTATCAAGTTACCACAACAGCAGCAAATGGTAATGGCGGCTCTTATACGATAACAATTGCATCAAACACCAATGTTGCGTTGGGTCAAATTGTTGCTGGCGCAGGCATTGCACAAGGAGCTGTAGTTACAAATATCAATGGGTTAATCATTACGTTAAGTTTGCCCAATACAAATTTAGTTGCCAACAATGTAACGTTCCAAAGCAACTATGCCTATTTGATTAACAAAGATGTTAACTTCATTCGTGAGACATACGGCAATCCTGTGTCTTACGGAACACCACAATATTATGCTTTGTTCGGGCCCACAGTTTCCGGAAGTACAATCACAAATGAACTTTCTTTCATCATGGGCCCCACTCCTGATGTTGCTTATACTGCCGAGCTGCATTATTACTATTATCCTGTTTCTATCGCGGATACAGTCAATAACCCGTCTGGTACTTCTTGGCTTGGCGACAACTTTGATACCGTACTTTTGTATGGCTCTCTCGTTGAGGCTTACACCTTTATGAAAGGTGAGGCGGACATGGTTAAGCTTTACATGGATCGTTACACTGAAGCTCTTGCTTTGGCCAAACGTCTTGGAGATGGTATGGAGCGTCAAGATGCCTACCGTACTCCACAATATAGGCAGCAAGTCACATGAGTCTAGTTCAAACCGCTACGACCAGTTTCAAAGTGCAGCTTGCTCAAGGGCTGCACAACTTTGGGCCAACCAACCCAAACACATTTTATATTGCGTTGTTCAACTCTACGGCCACATTGAATGCCGCAACAACCCAATATTCGACCGCTTTGGTTGGTGAAATTACCGGTACTGGCTATACACAAGGTGGTCAACCTTTGGTTGTTATTGCAACCCCTACGTCTGGGGCTACTGGCGGCACTGTGGCTTACTGGTCTTTTGCCAATGTAGTTTGGAGTCCAGCCTCATTTACAGCTCGCGGTGCTCTGATCTACAATGCAAGTCAAAATAATGCTTCAGTGGCTGTTTTGGATTTTGGTTCAGATAAAACTTGTACCAGCACATTTACGATTCAGTTCCCCGCAGCTACAAACACCAACGCAATTTTGAGGATCGCATAATGGCATTGATTACAACGACTAAAGGCGATATGGACGAGTCTCTTCTGGTAAAGAAAGAAGGCACCGTTGATAACGACATCGAGTTAACCACATGGGTTGAGTATTGGTTGGATGACGAATTGGTTCATCGCTCCGCACATGTCACGTTAAAAACCTCCCCTTTCATGGACTTAATCGCCGCTTCATTGGCTTAAAGGAAACATCATGGCAAATACTCAATCAATGTGCACTTCTTTCTTGGGCGAACTGTTGAGCGCAACGCACAACTTCAGCTCAGCTAATCCTGCACACACAGCCAACACCGCTGACACATTCAAAGCAGCTTTGTATTTTACAACTGCCACGATCAATGCAGCCACCACAGCTTATACAGCGACTGGCGAAGTAACTGGTACAAATTACACCGCAGGTGGTGTGACTGTAACCAATGCAACCAACCCAACTTCTACCAACAGTTCTGCAACTGCGGGTGTTGGATACTGGACGCCTTCAGCTTCGATTGTGTATTCCACAGTGACCATTTCTACAGCTTTTGATACAGTTTTGTTGTACAACTCAACTCAGTCTAACAAAGCTGTTAGCGTTCACACATTTGGCGCACAGACAATTACTGCTGGTACGTTTACTTTGACCATGCCTTCAAACACAACAAGTACAGCTTTGTTGCGCTTGTCTACCACCTAATAGGTGATTTATGGCCGGATGGGGCAGTGCCAATTGGGGTGACGGCCCGTGGGGGTATGGGTTAACCATCATCACGGGTAACAATGCAGCAGGTAATGCAGGCACTGTCACCCCCAATCTGACAATTGCCCTAACTGGGGTTGGAGCTTCTGGTCTTGTTGGGACGGTCAGCGATACTGATAACCCAACAATTGCTGGTGTTTTTGCTGCTGGTTATGCGGGATCCCTGACGGGTAGCGTTAGTATTGCATTGACGGGTGTTAATGCGGCGGGCAATGTTGGTACGGTAACGTCCAATGTAAGTTTTGGTATCACGGGCAATTTTGCCAGCGGTTTGACTGGCTCCGTTCTTGTTACCAATGCTGCGGCGCTAACTGGCGTTTTGGCAACTGGTAATGTTGGAAGTGTTTCTTTTACCAAAGCAGTTAATGTATCAGGGGTTACAGCAGCAGGTTTGGTGGGTACGCCAACAGCCAGCGGGTCTGAGCAAGAAGTTGGGAATTACGCCACGGGCGGTGTTGGAACCGTTGGGTTTAATCTTACACTGGCTTTGTCTGGTGTTGGGGCATCTGGTGCGGTTGGTTCAGTAGGTGCTAACCCTACACAAGCTTTGACTGGCAATAATGCCACAGGTATTGTTGGCGCTGTTTCTGTTCCTTTGTCTTCCCAAGCAATTGCAGCCAATGTTGGTTCGGTGGGATACAGCATTACTTTGGCTTTGACGGGTGTTGGAGCAACGGGTGTAGCAGGAACTGTGACAATGGATGGACGCGGAGCTGTTTTGACAGGTATTGCAGCAACTGGGCAAGTTGGAAACATGCAAGCAATTTACTGGTCAGTAATCAATGACAGCCAGACAAGTTCATGGCAAAATATCAACAATTCAGAAACAGCGGGTTGGTCGCTAATCACCACTCAATGAGGACACTATGACTTACGCAAATACGACGCTATTGGGTTTAAACCAGCCAACCACAGGTTCTGAAAGTGGTGTTTGGGGCGATGATGTAAATAACGGATTTACACAACTCGTAGATATTTCTGTTGCTGGTACAAATAATATCACGCAAGATTCTGACATCACATTGTCAGTTACTAATGGAAACAACTCTTCGACATTTTCAACAACTGGTTCGAATTCAACAGTTGCGCAGTATGCGGTTTTAAATTTAACAGGCGCAAGAACGGCAAATAGAAACATTATTGTTCCGGCTTCAAGTAAGATTTATTTGATTGTAAATAACGCCACTGGCGGGTACAGTTTCACCGTTAAAAAATCTGGTGGCACAGGAGTTACCATTGCTCCAAGTGAGAGAGCGTATGTGTACTACGACTCTATTACTGCAACGGATGTTATTAAAGTCAGCACATACCCAATTGTTTCTGGCGTGTCTCAAATTATTGCTGGTAGCAATATCACAATCAGTCCTTCTGGTGGAACAGGCGCAGTAACAATCAATGCGGCTGGAACAGGCTCTACATACACTCGTACAAGTTTTACGGCAACGGCATCACAAACCACATTTTCAGTAACTTATACAGTTGGTTATGTTGAAGTTTACCTTAATGGTGTTCTGTTAAATGGTACTGATTACACTGCTACCAGTGGAACATCCATCGTTTTGGCAGTTGGTGCTAATTCGGGTGATATTCTTGAAACAATTGCTTATAGTGTCACATCATTAGGAACTGCATCTTCTTCAACTAACATTGCTGGTGGTTCTGCAGGTGAAGTTGTTTACCAATCAGGCTCAGGTGCTACTAGCTTTACAGCAGTAGGTACAACAGGTCAGGTTTTGACAAGCAATGGTACAAGTGCTCCTACTTGGTCAACATTGTCTTATCCATCATTGAGTTCAGCCCAAACATGGACTGCAACTCAAACATTTAATGGCTCATCGAGCACATTTAGTGCAGTGATGTTAAATGTTGCTGAAACTGTTAATGTCGTTGGGTCAGCACCATCTAGTACAACTAACTTTTATGTTCAAAGTGGATCGGTTCAGTATTACACATCCAATGCTGCAAACAATTGGACATTAAACATTGCATTTAGTTCTGGAACATCACTTAATTCAGCAATGTCAACTGGACAATCAATGACCATTGCTATGTTAGCAACGCAAGGTTCTACTGCTTATTACAATTCAGCAGTAACCATTGATGGAACATCAGTAACACCTTATTGGCAAAGTGGAAGTGCTCCAACAAAAGGAAACGCAAGTGGTATTGATGTTTACACTTATACAGTTATTAAAACTGGAAGTGCAACATACACTGTTTTAGCATCACAAACACAGTTTTAAGGGGTAATTAATGCCAACGATTATTACTAGAGGTGCGGCTTCAGCAAAAGCATTTGGTTTTGGTAGTGGTGGTGCAAAACTTATTACAGCATCTTATCTTTTAGTTGCGGGGGGAGCTGGAGGTGGAAAAGGAGGCCAAGCTGGTGGTGGCGGTGCTGGGGGGGTGCTTTGTGGATCAATATGTTTTATCAAATGCATAACTTACACAATGACAGTTGGTGCTGGAGGAGCTAATCGAGCCGCTTGCACACATGGAAATGGTTTTAATGGGTCTTCATCATCTATTTCTGGATGCAGCGTTTCTATAAGTACAACTGGTGGTGGAGGCGGTGCTTATAACAATTCAAGTGCAGCTGGAAATTGTGGTGGATCAGGCGGCGGTGCTGCTGGATATCCAGGTAGATTATCTGCTTATGGTTTTGGTATTTCTGGGCAAGGCTTTCATGGTGGAAGCGGATACGCTGCTCCATGTTGTGGTTACTATGTAGGCGGTGGAGGTGGCGGCGCAGGAGCAGTTGGTGGAAATGGCTCAGGAGGTTCTGCTGGATTTGGTGGATCAGGTAAAGCATCATCTATAACAGGAACATCTACATATTATGGCGGTGGTGGTGGTGGTACTGGAAGTTCTTTTGGCGGTGGTGGCAACGGCGGTGGCGGTGCAGGAAGTAATAATTGTTGGTTTAATGGTTCACCAAACACAGGTGGCGGTGGAGGCGGTGTTTCACGTTCTTGTGGATGTTGCACAAAAGGTTCTGCCGGTGGATCAGGCATTGTGATTATTTCTGCGTGTGCTGTTGCATCAACAGTTACTGGAACTTATACAGGGCCAACTTGTGTAGGTGGCAAAAAAGTTTATAAATTCACTGGTTCTGGAACTATTAAATTTTGAGGTTAAAAATGAGTCATTTTGCAAAAGTTATAAATGGAATAGTTACACAAGTTATTGTTGCCGAACAAGATTTTATTAATAGTGGTGCCCTTGGCCCTGCATCTGAATGGGTTCAGACATCCTATAATACTGTTGGTGGTGTTCATTATGGTCAAGACAAAAAACCTGACGGTGGCATCGCTTTACGTGGAAATTATGCTGGCATAGGTTATGTTTATGATTCAACACATGATGTGTTTTATGCCCCAAGACCTCAAGATCGTAACGGTGTATTATGTGAAAGCTGGACAATTTCAGCGCCTACATGGACTTGGACTGCTCCAACACAAATGCCAACAAGCACAACAACACCACCTACAATTTATGCGTGGGATGAGCCTACTAAAACTTGGGTAGAAATTCCCAGAACATAAGGAAACACAATGACACAACCTCGTAATCTAGGCGCATTTGCCGACAATCTGAATACATCAGGACAAGTCTCATTGACGACTGGTGTGAGTGGTACTTTACCAGTAGGTAATGGAGGAACTGGATCGACATCAACCCCAACAACTGGTGGTGTTGCTTACGGTTCTGGTGGTGCTTTGGCGACTACTTCTGCCGGTACTTCTGGCCAATATTTAAAGTCTAACGGTGCATCAGCCCCGACTTGGGCTTGTGTATCTGGATCTACTGCTAACTCTCAAACTTTCACTTCATCAGGTACTTGGACTAAACCAGCAGGCGTTACGTTTGTGATGGTTTGTGCATGGGGTGCTGGTGGTGGCGGTGGATCTGGTCGTAAAGGAACAAGTAATTGTATTGGCGGAGGAACTGGTGGTGGCGGGGGTGCAAGGGTAAGACAAATGTTTGTTGCCGCTTGTTTGCCATCAACTGTAACCGTTACGATTGGTTCTGGTGGTAGTGGTGGGGCTTCTAGAACTTCAACAAATTGCGGTTTTAATGGTACTTCTGGCGGAACTACATCTTTTGGAAATTATCTGAAAGCATACGGTGGTTCTTTTGGTTTTGGTGGAAATGGTAACGCAATCAAGCATGGTGGGCCTGGCGGAGGTACAGGTAGTGCTGGTAGTGGTTGTGCTGTAGGAAAACCATTTCAACGGAGTATTAGTGTAACTAGCGCAAGTAGTATTGTATGCGCAGTAGGCGGTGGTGGCGCTGGGGCAAATGCTTGTGTTTGTTGTAACGCTACTGGAAGTGCGGAATGGGGTGGGGGCGCTGGTAATTTTAGTAGACTTAAATGTATTGTATCTAGTTCCTGTTTTGGAGGCGGCGGATCTATTTATGGCGCTGGTGGAGGCGGTGCAGGAGGAAGTCGCTATGGCGCTAGTTCGTATTCTGGTGGATCAAGAGGTGGAGTATCTAATGCATATCAAGTTGGAAATATATGTGCTTTAGGTGCCGCAGGAGGCCTTAATGTTTGCGGATCCCAAAATGGTACTGCTGGTTCCGTTAATACTTATACGGGATCGGGGCAAGGAGGCGGTGGTGGAGCCGCTGGCTGTGCTTTTGTTGGGAATGGTGGCGCTGGTAGTGCTTATGGTGGTGGCGGAGGTGGAGGTGGAGCGGCCGCTGGTGGAGGAAATTCAGGCGCTGGTGGAGCAGGTGGTAATGGCGGTCTAAAAGTTTACTCATGGTGATTAATATGTACAAATACGCTTTAGTGAACACAAAAACAAACATTGTTGATAACACTGTCATGTGGGATGGCGGCCCTGATTGGACTTGTCCCGCTGGTTATGAGGCTATCAACATAGAAAATACAATTGCAGGTATTGGTTATTCCTATGCAAATGGTATTTTTACTGCGCCTGTTGAAGTTCAAGCAACGGTGGTTCAACCAACGCCTGAACAACTTCTAGCGCAGTTAACTGCTTTACAAGCACAAATTGCCGCCATAACTCCTAAGTCTTGATGTATAGTATTGACTCCAACAACACAATAGGAGAGAAGTATGCCAGACGGAACGCAAACAGAGTTAGAAACCCCAGTTGAAAATCAACTGGGCACATGGACGTATTTTCCATCTTTAATCTATACCATTGAGAAACCTGAGTTTCTTCAGACGGTAAAAGATGTGTCAGAAGAGCGTTTGAAAATACAGAAAGCGCAAAAGAAAATAGATCCTATTTTCCCAGTCGTCATGACGGACAATCTGTTCACTGATGCACGCATGACTGAATTCTCTTCGTATGTGGGTTCTACGGCTTGGAACATATTGCAGTCTCAGGGCTATGCAATGGACAATTTAGCCACTGTTTTTGAATCAATGTGGACGCAAGAACACCACAAGCACTCTTTGATGGAGCAGCATGTACACGGGTTTGGCGCACAGTTGATTGGGTTTTACTTCCTCGAAGTACCTGATAAAAGCTCACAAGTTATTTTCCACGATCCCCGTGCAGGAAAAGTGCAGAGTAACCTCATGGAAGCCAATATGTCTATGGTAACGCCAGCCAGTAACGCCATTCACTTCAATCCAAAACCCGGACTTTTGATCTTTGCAAATTCTTGGTTGCCTCATTCTTTTGGCCGCCATGCTGCCAATAAACCCATGAAGTTTGTTCACTTCAATTTGACTGTTCAGTTGGCGCAACAACCTGTGTGTGCGGTTCCTCCAGCAGCGGAGATTGTATGAACAAGTACAGAATTAGATTTAATAAATCTAGAGGCATGGAAGGACGTGGCACTGTAGATCACGTATGGCGTGTCTTTGAAGGCGATAAAGAATATCTCTTTAAAAATGTGCGCATCAACGTGCCTTGCTTTAGTGAGCTTGACCCCAGTGGCGCAGACTGGAATATATGCTGCTATGGCTTTTTGACCATAGATAAAGAAACCTCAACCGCAACTCTCGGAGTTAAACATGGCAACAAAAAACTGGATCGCCGGAGCAGTAAAGAACAAAGGTGCGTTGCACCGAGCCCTCAAAGTGCCTGAAGGGGAAAAGATCCCCGCCAAAAAGATGGCTAAAGCCGCGAAGTCAACCAACCCCAAGGTGGCTAAGATGGCTAATTTGGCTAAGACGCTTGGCAAACTCAAGAAGAAATAAGGTGATGCCATTGATCCGTTCACCCTTGTTGCTCTGGCGTCCGGGGCCTTTAAGATGTGCAAAGACGCTTGTGAGATGTACAAGGAAGGGCGTCAAATTGTTACTGATATTGCCCATGAAGTTGATGGAGTTGTCAAAGACGTTAAGGCAGTACAAAAGAAAGCCAAAGGGCTTCTTGGGTTCTTAACAGCCATTTTCAGTCCGGCTAAACAGGAAGAGCAACCAAAAGTTGCTCAACCCGCAAAGAAGGTCAAAAAGAAGAAAGAGCCTCCCCCAGAGTTTGACGAGAACCTCATTTACCAACAGGTCAGTGATGCTCTCATCAAGTTCTTTCAAGCGTACAACGCTCTGAAGAATTACGTCAAAGAACAGGAAGAATTTGCTCTCCACGCAAATAATGATGAAGGCCAAGAGGCTGCAATCAAGATCACGATTGCCAATTTGCAGATGGAGAAGTTGAATACGGAGCTGAGCGATTACATGATATACCATGTGCCTAATGAATTAAAGGACTTGTATACTCGGGTCAACCAGCAAATTGGTCACATTGCCAATGTGCAAGCGCTTGCAAGACGAGAGGAAATGCTGAAGGAGCGTAGAGCAAAATGGCAACGGCGGCAAAAGGCGGATCTAATAAGGGGAAGAATGGCGGCTTCAGTAATTACAGTGCTGATGCTAATGTGGATATGGCTAATGATTCTCAGTCTGACTCACTCGCCATCCTACTGATCGTTGTGCTATTGGTTGTTTTGTTATTGTTAATTCCGCTGATCGCTTGGATGTATGTCGATGTAAGACAAATGGAACTTAGAGTTAACAAAGCATTAACAAGGATTGAAGGGAAATGATTAAAAAATGCCATTTTCTATACATGAGGAGTTTGACATGTTTACTTTTTCTACTTTTGTGTGCATGTGAAGATCACTACAGATACCATTGCCAAGACCCTAACAACTGGGAGCAAAAAGATTGCAAGCCTCCTCTCTGCGTTGCGGCTCAAAATTGTCCAGAATTTTTCAATAACAACAAAGATGACAAAAAGCCCTGAACAACTTGAAGCCGAAACGAAGGCATTCATCCTCAAGACATTTTGTTTTGTCTTAGTGATGGTGGCGACTTTGTTCTCCTATAGTATTGTTTTTGTGGAGCAACCGTTGTTCAATGAGGCGCCCGCGGATAAGGCCATCATAGCGATTTTGTCTATGGTTATGGCTCAGATATTCACCGTAGTCAGTTTGGTGCTCACAGGCAAGTCTAGCGTGCCTCCACCACCTCCT